CTTGATGACCTCGGCTTAGTCGATAACTCACGCACCTCCGTATCTACGCATCGAGACCAGAAGTGTATATTAACTACAACAATAGGAACAGTATTTGAAACGGTATCTGGGTATGACCCGAAGAAAATTGGGCGTGAACAGCCGCAAGGCATCATCGGTTGCGAAATCAGTAGATGGCCCAAAGAAGTCTGGGATAGGTGTTATGGGCGTCTTGCTAGGCGTTACCACCGTGGCTCTTGGGGCTTTTTTAGCGGTTCGTTTGAAACGAGCGAGGGCTGGTTCCCCGAAATGTGGGAAATCGGACAAGCAGGCAACGAACTAGACGTTTCTAGCTACTCCCTCCCGGCGTGGGCTAACCTATCAATATACCCTGACGGCGAGCAGGATGCGGCTATCAACCAGCTACGAGCGCAAACTACAGAACCAAGGTTCATGGCTCGCTATGGTGGTAGACCCCACCCCCCAATAGACAGTGTATTTCCTGAGTTTAAGCACGTATTGCACGTTGACCCACAAGTAGAGTTTGACCCGATGGAGTCTACATACATATTCATCGACCCCGGAGACCTAGTGTATGCTTGTCTATTTGTGCAGTTTATTGGCGACGAAGTTTGGGTGGTGGATGAGCTATACGTATCTCACTGGACTCACGAGCAGGTTATGCAGGGCGTACAAACTAAGCCAGCATGGAATAACCTCAAAGATGGCGTAATGGATATAGCAGGTACTCAGCACCACATGGGGTTGGGGTCTGCGTTCGAGGCGTGGCACAGGGACACCGGGCTACAGATGCACGTTAACAAGTGGCCTATAGATGCAGAGTTAGAACGACTACGCTCCGTATTGTCACTTAACCCCACTACTGGCAGACCCCGACTCAGGATTAATCCTAAGTGTCAGGGCTTGATAGCGGAGATGGGCGGCGGCGTTGCGCCAGTACACGGTATTAATAGATGGAGAATAAAGAATGGAAAGCCAGAGGCTCGTAATGACCATGCTTGTAAAGCACTGAGCTATGGATTGCTTGAGAAGTTTGGTACAACTAGAATAGATGAAAGAACTGAAGTCGTAGCGAACAGCTATCTGGGCGGTGGCGCAGATACAAGTATATACGACAGTGTGTTATGGCACAACCGTGAAGGAGTTAATCCGTGGCAACCAACCTAGACGATTTAATATCGGCAAACGAGCATTTCTATAATGATGCTCATCACCAGATGAGAGACTCTGATAACTTATATAATCAGGACTTCTATCTCAATATAGACTTGCCCGAAAACATAACCGTACATAAATCATCGAAGGCTACCCAGATTGTAGATAACCTTCGTGACCAGATACGTGTAGACGAGCCTGTGGTAGTGTACAGGGAGCGTGGGCCGAAACAGAAAGACCAAGAGCATAAAGCTACTATGGAGATGTGGGGGCAGAACATACTCGCCCAGATGTCCCAATCGGGAATGATAGACCCACTGGGCCAAGCACCGCATGACCTCATACTACGTGGAGCGGCTTGCGTAAAGCTGGTTGTACGTGAGGATAGTTTAGACGATAAGCCAGCTAAGGTTAGCAAGAAGGCGTGGGAGAGTGAGATGTCTCACAAACCACACTTCCTCATAAAACCAGTTGACCCACTAAACTGTTTCCCCTCACCATCAAATGACCTTACATATATGATTGAACGCCAAACCCGGCGAGTCATAGACATCAGGGAAAGCTACCCACACTGGACAGACCCCAAGGCAAAGAAGTTTACAAAGGGACAAAAAGACAATCCATTAAGAGAAGTAGAGTGGTTAGAGTACTGGACAAGAGATGAATACATTGTTGAGGTTGATGGCGAAAGGATAATAGATACATCTAACCCCTACGGAATAATACCTTACGTCTACAGATATAGTGGGCTGGGGAGATATAACGCTGATGGAAACCCAAAACACTTAGCGGTGGGGATTCTCCACAGCATACAAGGTGAGCTTGAAGCAGAGATAGAGATTAAAACAGCTATGCGTGCGGCTTGGCAATACCATGTATTTCCCAGATTACTCACTACGGACGACCCTTCACAGGTTGCACAACAATTCCAGAAAGGGCCGGGAGCGGTTATCAAACACGCCCCGGAAAGACCACCGCAGTGGTTAGAGTCCCCACCGCCCAACCAACACATGATGCAATTCTTAGGCTCTATAGAAGAAAGTATACAGCGAAGTATACCAGCCGCCCTCATGGAGCGACAGGCTGACGCAGGTATCCATCAGGCTATGCTTATCGGGCAGGCACTCAAGATTATAAGCCCTGTCAAGAAAGCACTTAACTCAATGGGTACTGAGATTATAAATAAGCTGAGCCATCTTATGGGATGGTTTGAACTTCCCATGTCAGTACAAGGCCCAAGAAAGGGTACTCCAGATAGAATGGTTAGGGGTAAAGACTTTACCCACCATCAGTTTGAGGTTACCTTCGAGGCTACTGACCCAAGCGAAGACGACAGAAGGATGCTGAGTGCACTGGCTGTCAAACGAGAACCCGGACTAATATCCAGAGCCACATACCGAGAACGCTTCCTCAAGGGTGTAATACCTAACGGCGAAGAAGAGGAAGAGCGTATAATGGCTGAGCAGGTCATTGACCAACTTGTAGGTAGTGGTATGTTAGTGCAGGAAGTTATGGCACAGATGCAGCAACAGCAACAAGAAGATTCGGCACAGGCTACAACACAAGGTTTGGCAGGACAGCTACAGCAAACCGCAGGAGCAGCGGCTGAAACTGTTGGCGGTTTAGAGCAGAATATAGAAGGCATGATGGGCGGTGGTGAAGGCGGCAGAGTACCTGTCGGCTTAGAAAATGCAGGACTGGCTAACGCAGGAGTTTAAATGGAAAGAGATATAACTGGACGAGCAGTCCAATCAAGTGCTAGAATAGTAGCGAGGGTTATGGAGAGAGTAACCAGTAAAGTACCTCTCGGCCCAAGTCAGGTACGCCTGACACCAGAAGAGATGAAGAAAGAAGTACAGAGAATGAGAGGTGAGCCGTTACTTCAGATGGCGCAGATGATGGGGAATGAAGAGATTCTCAATGCACTAAGGAGCGAATAATGGCTAACGGTAAGAAGAAGAAGCAGCAGAGCTATATACCAGAGCCTATAATCTGGAAGCAGTCTGAATATTTAACAAAGCTCGATGGTACTAAAGTACCTAATCCCTTTTGGGGGGATAATACACCACAACGGCCCCCTCCTCCCCTTCCCAATGCACCTTTTGGGTATGATATGGACGCTGCCGCAAGAGATTGGGTATCAAAATACCCTAATGTCCCACCGCTAGGGTTAAGTGATGACCCTCTACCTGCCGATACCAAGACGATAATGAAGAATATGGATGTACAGCCTCCTTCGGCGCAGACTATAGAGGCGCAGTTAGCGCAAGGAACTGACCCTTTCTTCGGACAGGGCCAGCCTACTGTTGGAAAAACTGCCCCAACAATACCAGACACTTCAGCATTGTCAATGAATAATGGCGGTTCTGATTTCTTGGATACTTCAGGAGTACTAGGGTCACAATACCAAGTACCGCCTACCCGACCATACCCTACAACACCCGGAGAAGAGATGCAGAGGTACTATGGTAATCAACATCCACAAACTCTACCGACAGCCCCTCAATATCCTGCAGGTACAGGAGCAGCCGGGGGCGACATATACAACCCTGACCAAGTTGCTCAGGATACGTCGTATGCTGAAGCGTATAGGGGTGACTTAGGTAAGATGGGGATGGGTACAAAAGTATCTGACTACACTACTCCGGCGGCTGAGAGAGAAAGATATTACGGTGGGAAGCCTATAGCGTATGAGGGTGAAGCTGGCGGTGACTACTATAACCCAGACCAAGTAGGTCAGAGTTTACCAGCACCAGCAGCCACAAGTGGGCCGACAGACGCATACTTTCCGGGCGGCGAACTATACGGCGCAACTGCTGGAGATAAATCTCTATTACCTAACCAAGGACAGGTAGCTTCTTTACCCGGGATTCAGGACGAGAGTGCTGTAACAAAACCAACTATCGCACCTGCACTGGGCTATAGAACTACAGACCCTTACAACGAGTACTACGAGATGATGGGAGGTGAGAGTGATGCTCATGTTAAGGCTTGGCAGGATTATGCGTCTAAAGATGCTGAGTTAAGAGCAGGTGAGATAGACCGACAACGAGCCGCTAGTTATAGTGAATTAGATGAGGGCGGCGGCTATGGTACTGGGATGACTCCGGGCGAAATAACAGCAGCCAACAAAATAAATGTTCCTGCTATGCCAGCTTATGGCGAAGAAGGTGGTGCATCGGGAGAGATAGACCCATACTTCCAAGGTGGTGATAAGTTTGGAAAAGATGCACATGAGATATATAAAGGTAGAGTAGAGGGGGCGGCGGCAGATGGAGGTCTATATCCCTCAGCTACTGGTTCGATGAATGAGTTTCTTACACAACAGGGTTCGTTTCTTCCTTCTACTAAAGCATGGGAGGAGCGATTTAAGCAGGCAGATGATGTTGAGATGACCGATGAGGAACGATATAAAGAGGTAGTAAGAGCAAGAGAGAGGGCTTCAGGTAACTGGGAAGAGATACAGATAGACTACTGGAAGGCAGAAAAGGATAAAGAGACCGCCAAAATCCAAGCGCAGATAGACAATAAGGACGTAGCTGTAGTAGATGAAAATGGCAAGATACTTAGCAATGCACCCACCGGTGATGGTTCACCAACAGAGGCAGAAAAATACCTTGCAAATAAAAAAGTAGCGGATACTCAGGAGACTGAAAAAGGAAGAGCGGAAGCGTTGAAAAAGTCGCAAGCCGCTAAGGCTGGTGGCGACGGTAAGGAACCCCCATCGCAACTACCACCACAAGTAAAGGCTGCTGCTAGTGTAGTAGGAAATAACGCTGCTAGTCCTAATGGTATAGGAGTTTCTAAGACCTTCGCTAACTCTGGCGGTGTAGGTGACAATGGGATGTATTACATGGACGAGGCTACAGGACAGAAAGTACTGTCTGTTAGCGGTATGCAGACTATGGTAGCCCGATACCAAAACGCCCTTAACCAACCTGTAGGTTCGGCAGGGTTTCTGAAAGATGTAATGAAGGAGAAAGCAGTACCAATATCCTTAGCCCCCGGATATACTTGGGGAGAAAGAGAGGGTATTATGGATGTTTTCTGGAGTCCCGAAACTGCGCAGACAGGTATGGATATGGGGGAACCAGTAATTGGTATCGGAAGGCTTGGCCCAGAACAGGAAGTAGAGTATATAGCGGCGGCTAGAGAGATGATGCAGTTAAAGAAAACACTACAGGAAACGGCTAACGCTAAACTAACTCAGGACTTAAAGATAGACTTTGGTAAAATGGATGCCGACTTACAAAATACTATATTAACGAATAGCATAAAATACCAAGACGAGCAAGCGTACCTACAGACTGAGCAGAGTTTTAAACAGGCCGCTTTGACAGGTATATTTGGTGAGGGCGATGAGGCTACTAACACTCTTGAGCGAGAATCTGTAGAGGCTAAACTCAGCGGTATGCTTGGCAATGTGCCTACACTAGAGAGAGACCAGATAACATCAGCAATTATGGGTAAGTTTAGAAACCCAGTGACAGGCGAGTATCAAAAAACGATACAGGCTAGAGAGATGGAGGCCGCCATAACAGGCATATGGAAAGATGCTGATGGTTCGGACTCAGGTATAAAAACTATAATGACTAGACAGCTTGAGGAGTCTAAACGTAAACAACGTCAAGATACTTTTAGGGCGGCAGGAAAGGTAATAACGGACTGGACTGAGGGCGAGCCTACTGTAGACGCAAATGGAAATCTTGTAAACGGCTTAGATACTCTGGAAAAGCAGGCTCTAGACTTACAGAAACAGGCAGAGCAAGCACGTATAACAGGTAAGATGTTCATCACGGATAAGAACGGTGTTGAAGTACCTACGGATACTATAGAAGCTAGAAGGCTTGCTATCGAGCAAGAGCAGGCAGATATGACAAGAGCGGCTACTGAGGCTAAGGCTCTAACAGATTCTACAGGCTTTATCCATAAAGTAACTAAGGGCGATGACGGTGTATGGCGGTATGAAAGGACAGCAGAGAGTGCGTTGGCAAAGAAGATGCAAACTAGAGATATTGACGCACAGCAAGAGATGCTAGAGACTCAGGGTGAGCAGGCTATAGCTCAGATAAATAAGCAAAAAATGGCTGATGCACAACTATACTCTTCTAACCTACAAGCACAGGCTGACCTAGCCAGAACAGAAGCAGAGTTTTATGCAATAAAGCCGGGTCAGAACGTGGAGCAGAGTAAAACCTTAGCTAATAGTTTTGTTACTAATATTAACTCAGCTATGAAAAACGCCGCTGATTCGGGCGACTATGAGGGCGTAAGTGCCGCTCTAGGGTCGTCACTACCCCCCACACCATCAGGATTGCGATGGGATGGTGCTACAGGCAGTTTCATGCAGCGTGCTGGCTTTGAGGGTAGAGAGATGGACTTTGAAACACAACAATGGATGGCGGCTGTAGCCCCTGCGTTCAAGGCTCGTGATAGAGCAGAGCAAGCTACACAGCACGCTACAGGTCTAAAGACAGAGGCTTTAGTCGCACGGCAGGCTAGAGAACAAGCTGACTACGATTTCCAACAGGCTATGCTAACCGCAGATATAGATAGTGCGGAAGAGGCTATAGCTAGACAGAAGATGGCAGAGACAGCCCAGATAGAGACCGAGACAAAACTACAAAATATGCAGATGCTATTCAGTCTATTACAGAATCCTGTACAACTAGGCATGGCAAAACGTCACGGCTTACTAGGACAGTTAGAATCCCAACTAGGGTTTACACTATCCAATGTACCAGACGCACCAGCAGGCGCAGGAGTACCTAATGCTAACGAGTGGCAGACTATGGACTCAGAACAGCAGGCGTTTAGAATGGCATCGTTTGTTGAAGGCGGCGGCAACGCTACTGAGTTTATGCAGATGATAGCTGGGTCGGCCCCAGCACAGATGCAAAGAACGCAATACGCTACCTTATAAGGAGGACAATTGGCAAGCCCATATTTACCAAACACTATAAGTTCAGAACCTAAAGAAGAAGACCGTATAGTATCTACTAAGACACTTAGTGATGGTCATACCAACTACTTCAATCAGAAAGCCCAAAATCTAGTACCTATAGAGCCGTATCAGAAAGAGACATCTTATAGTAGTTTAAATCAGGCTATGCACGGTGTTGGTGCTGAGCTAAGTAATCCAGAAGTTAAGAAAGATAGGGCTTGGTGGAAGAAGGCTTTAGGCGTATTAGAGCCTCTTAAATACATGGATATACCTATAGAACTAATAGCAGAAGCGGTGGTTGACCCAATATCAATGGCTACAGGCAAACAGCTATCGCCGCTGCGTGGCAGTGCTGATAGAAAACAGTTTGAGGCTTGGCGGTCTTTATTCGGAGGTGATACTAGCGAGAAGACTGGATGGGGCGAGTTTAAGTCTAGAATAGATATAGCATCTGAGGCTTTTGAGAAACGACCACTAAAGATGCAGTTAGCTCTGGGTGTGGCGCAAATAGCCGCTACTGGAGGTGGTTATGGGCTGGCTAAAGGTGCGGCAACAGCAGGCTCTCTAGGAGGTAAAGCCGCCGCTAGAGCAGGTTCTATTGGTTTAAGAGCGATAGACCCTCTAGATGTCGCAATGAGCGGCGCAGGTAAAGGACTTAAAAAGGGCTTTCACCACTCACCTTTTAAAATAGTAAGGAAGGCTAAACTAGGCGAATCTGATATAGACCCACAGAAGTTTCAGTTTGGCGGTCAGCAACCAGCAAACCCAATACCTTTAGAAGGGCCACAGTTTGACAAGTTTTTTCTAGGAGATTTACTAAATACTCCTGTAGAGGAGAGGCTCTTAGGTAGTGGCTGGAAGATTGGAGACTCAGATTCTGGAATAGGGAGCTTATTTCCTTTCAACCCACGATACGGCCCATCAAACGCTATATACCCTGTACCTCTAGAGGATATCAGCCCATTATATAATCCTGACAGTATATTAGAAGGTTTTGAGGATGGGTTAAGTCCTGTTATGCACAGAGGTAATAACCTACGTAAACTGTTCCACGATTTGTGGAAGCCCAATGAAGCCCTTACTGGCACTCCAATGGCAAATGAGAACGTAATTACAAGGTCAAGAGACTTAGCATTAGTGCATCTACAGTTATCTACAGGCTCAAGGCCCGGTTCTATACAGAACTTAAAGATGAGTGAGTTAACGAAATGGTTAAAAGATTTTAAAGATACTAAGATACTAAAACCCTTACCTATATCAGGAATGGAAGCAGGTGACCTTGCGGACTTTAGGACTGGTAATGTTCATGTTGGTGACTACGAGGCTATATTCGCTCTAGATAACTACGTAGCACAGCTTGAGAATATGAAGATGTTACCGAAGGCTAACCAGAAAATATTTAGCGCACCTGAGATATATGCAGGAGGAAAAGCGACAGTAACAGTTGACTCTGTAGTTAAGAAATATAATAAGATGGGCTACAATCTAGGCCCAGATGGTAAATATCTGCGTAACCAGAAGGCTTCAGAGATGTATCTAGAGGGCTGGTCACTACAAGATATAGCTACAAAACTAAACCATAAAGGTGTAAAAACTACACAAGGATATATTCGTGACTGGAGTATTAGTCACGACCAAGTTGCTAAGGAGTATAGAGCAGGGTTTGAGTTAGCATCAAGTATAGATAAAGATGCGTTAGATGTAATACAAAAGGACGCTGGCGCAGCAGCGCAGAAACTTAAAAAGTTAGAGAAAGACTGGCAAGAGGCTATTGAAGCTCGTAAACAATCACCGTTATTAAAAGCTAGGGCTAAAGGTCTTGTATTTGGTTTCCAGCAAATAAATGAAGTTGCAGACGTAATAGGGGGTGCGTTTAAAAATGCGTTGTGGGATGGTGATGAGTTAAGTCCTCTGGCTAAAATGCAGGGTCTTGTATCAAACGCAGACTATGCCGCTTATAAAAACTTTATAGATTATAGAGACCACATATCCTATAATGTAGTGAAAGAGAATCTAAAAGACGTACTGTCTTTAATTGCTTTACGCCGTATGTCACAACGTATGCGTGCCTCTAAGAATATTTTAGAAACTAAGAAGGCAGGTATCTACCAACCATATGGTAAGAACTTTCAAAGGCACGCAACTGGTGGTGGTGGGGAAGGTATTCTTAACAGGGCTGGGTTTATTGAAATTAACGGAGAGATACGAGACCGTTTCGATATAGATGACTTAAAGAATATAAACACAAAGAAGTGGCGTAATAGGCGAGCCAGACTTGCGGCTGAACTTGGATTTGAGAATTGGACTGATGCTGACTGGAAACAATGGGCTAACGGATTATGGGACGAACGCCGAAAAGTGGACGACTCTCTTCTAGAGCCTGATAGATGGGAAGAGATTAGGAAGGGTATAGTTGATGTTAAGGGACAGAGAAGGGGAGGACTTGCACAGCACTGGGTAAAAAGCGGCAAAGCTGAGGGCGGTAAGATATACGAAATACTGGAACACTATATTGATGATAAGGTTTTTGATGTCAGAGATTCGTACGCTACTCACAGTAAAGCTATGGAGTCGCAGCTTAACATAGGACACTTACCATTTGATGACCTTATAAATGACTTAGAAATAGTCGGTTCTGGTGTACCTATTGGCTACGGACAGGCAGTAAGTAGATTTGGTGTAGACTATATAAAGGTAAGAAACGCTTTTGAAAAAGAAGTAGAGTTTTCTTCTGCCCTTGACCCTATAGTAAGACCGGGAGCAGCGGAGGTTAATGCGGCGGCTGAAGAGGGGATGGCTCGTGTACCTGAAGTAAGGTTCATGGATAAGACAACCGCAGAGCAGAAACTTGCCGTACAGCAATGGTTAGGCGAGGATAGAATTAGACAGGTACTACGGGGTAGAAACTTCTATAAGCACATGGATGTCGATAGAGCTAACAATAAACTTTTCCAGCTTGCTAAAGACCGTCCAAAGCTGTTTGGTAATGGGTTTGAAGATATGGCAAGTGGCGAGCAACAAGAGTTTCTTGATAATATTTTTGCTCATATATTCTCTAAGGGTGAGAATGGTAGAAGTTTATCAGACGACTTTGCGGAAAGAGCAAGGCTAACTATAGACCCAGAACATAAGAGATTTCCACGCAGAAGGGAGAGAGCTTTAAGACAGCGATTCCCCGAAGTAGAAACACACCTTAATGGAGTAGATACTAACAAAGGTACTGGAGTTGCCCTATCTATTGACCAGCTTGTACCCTTTATAAATAAGGGCAGAGCGACACAGGCAATCAACGAATACTGGAATAAAGACCACTGGTGGAAACCTGTAAAGCCTTTTATAGAGATAATAGGAACTGCTATCTTAGGCGGTAAGGCTATGTTTACAAGGCACGTTACTAAAGGTATATCTGCGAGGGGGCATGCTTATTCTAAAGCAGAAGACTTAGGGGTAAGAGCAACAGCAGTAGCTAATGGTGTTATGAGAGAAGCCGACCTTGGCTTATTTATAGATGACGCTACGGCTAATCAATTAGCGAACGGCCTTGATAGGGGTAACCAGTTCTTTGGTAACCTTAAAGTTAAAAACATTGAAGAGATAATGGAATGGGAGTTAAGTCATAAAGGGGAGTTACAGCCTAATACACTACGCCAGTTAAATGGTATGTTGCAGGCTGACCCAGATGATGCTAAAAAGTGGCTAACGCAGGTAGATGTGGTGTTAGAGCGTATAGAGCCTGAGCATTGGGATAGGTACTTTGACTTTGGCGGCCCCGAAGGTAGCAGGCATAAAGCTGGTCTGGTATTTCTTAAAGATATGATAGACGAGATGGATGCTAAAGCCTTAAATAGAGGCGTAAATATAGTTGAAAGAGTTAAGAATAATGGCGGTAAATACCTAAAGAACTATTTCCCTAGAATATACCGACACGGCAGGGATACACGGTTAGCCCAGAAACATGACCCTAATGCAGCACTAAACAGTTTTGCTTCGCAGTTTCAGGCTAGAAGCCAAGAAGATGTACTGCACCAGCTACTAGACCCGGCTAGACATGAGATGGGTAAAGCGGTAGACCATACTGTCATGGAAGACGTGGCAGAGCGTATAGGACAGTACGTTGAGACTATGTGGAAAGAAGTGGCTGACGAAGAGACTATTAAATGGTTACGTGGTACTGAGGCTTTTAAGATAGCAAAAGGTACTGCAAAAGCGTATCGAGAAGCAGGGCCAAAAACTACAGCGGAGATTTCTGCCGCTGGTAGCCGTCAAGCTGTACGTATACGTAGACTAGAACTGGAATCTCTAAAACGAATTGTTAATGATAAGGTTAGCGGTATTGGTAAGGTTGACCCTAAAAGACAGGGTTATGTTGACGCAAGTACTAATCCAGCTATGGCACAATTTCAGTGGGCTATAGAGTCAGGAGACCACAATATAGAGAGGGTCAGAGAAGTTTCTGACAGAATACTAAAGTTTATTAAAGAAGAGGAGATGGCTTTAACTGACCAGTCTCACCTACGCTTCGTAAGCGAGGTTAAAGGAGCGGAATGGATAGATAGTACCCTAAGACACTTTGAGGCTAAAGACCAGAAAGCTATACGTGAGTTCTTAGCAGTTGCTGATGATATGTCAGCAAAGCCACTAACAATACTCGCTAACCTAGTGAGAAAGCCTACGAATATAATAAGGACTTTCAAAGCTGGTTTTGACATTGGCGCACCCATGATACACGGCTTTAACTCAGCGGTCAGAATACCCTTGCCCGGCAAAGGGCAGACACAGGCTGGTTGGCTAAAATCTAATAAGAAGATGTTTGAGCTACTAGCACACCCTGAGTACTACGATACATGGCTCGTAGACAATCTAGATAATGTTAGTGATATAGGGCAGTTTGTAAGGCTAGGACACGCTGAGCCAGTAAGACAGATGCAGGCTGATGAATGGTATCAGAACTTTAAGCGGTGGCTTACGAGCGAGCAGGATAGGGGTTTGTTTATGGGCAAGAAGATGGGTAAGACTATGCAAAAGGCTATGGTAGCTAATAGGTTCGAGACAGGTTTCTCAGGATATCTAGATATGTTGCGTGTTGAAAACTGGAAGGCTCTATCACCTAGTCTTGAACGTAGCTTAGCAAAGCGGAACAAACAGATGTATATAACAAATGAAGCTGGACAGAGAGTTCTTAATACGGCAGATACAGACGTAGCAGGTAAACTGCATGAGTTGGGTGCTGTCATTAATAAGATGACAGGGGCATATGATACACATCTAGCGCAGGTAACACCATACCAGAGTTTGATAGAGTCCTCACTATTCTTCTTCGCACCACTATATAGGCGTGCTACATACGGAATAATATTTGATGTCTTTAGAGGTGGTATGCGTGGTAGAGAAGCGGTACAGCAGTTAACAGGTGTTATGCTGGCAGGCGGTATGCTAGGCGCAATGGCTTCTAAGGCACAAGGTAACGAGGAGTTCTTTAACTTAGATGACCCATATAAGTTTGGTAAGTTTGAGGTTAACGGTGTTAGGATGGGTGTTGGGACAGCGTGGTGGACAGCCTTTAGGGTTTTAGCAGATGTTAGACTACAGTTTGAAAATGACCCAGAAAGAGAAGTAACAGAAGATACCTTTAAAGACCATTGGGTATGGGAGATACTAAAACGTAGAGGGCGTTCTCAGTTAGCACCGGGGTCGTCTATAGCTGTTGACATAGCGTCAGGAAAGACTTTCGCTGGTGACCCTTTAAGAGATGAGCATGGTGACCCAGACTTTATAAGTATAGGCCAGCATATAGGACGTAGCGCAGTACCATTCTGGCTGGACGGTGCGTTTGCAGGTGGTTTTGGTGGGGCGTTAGTTGCGATGCCGTCAGAAGCACTAGGGCTACAGGCATACGCAATACAGGACTATGACCAACTGTCCTACGCACAGCAAAATGCTTTAGAGAGTTGGGAAGACGAGAAAGTCAGAACATGGCGAATGGAGGAAGATAGGCTAGGTCATAAAATTGATTGGACAACTGCACCCCAGACTATTAAAGATAGAATATATGACCATCATCCAGAAGTTGCTATGATGTACGATACATATAAGCAGAGTCATGGAGAACTACAGAGGGGTACTGCCAAGGATATGGCAGACTGGACTAAGGATAATGCTCAACATGAGTTAGTAGCAACACAAGAGCTTACAAGAGCTACTAGACAGTATATGCGTGGCGAGATAACTGCTGAGAACTTCAGAGATGCTTTTAAAGAAATCAGAACATCTAAACGTCTAGCCAGTACTGCAATGATGGATAATGGGGGTAGGTATGAACCCCTCGCTATGTTCTTTGGGGAACTGCGGCGAGCAAGGTCGGAGAAGGGATTGGTCTTTCAAGGAGACTTACTGTACGATAAGTGGATAACTGAGGTAGTAGCGAGCGATGCGTTTGATGATGCTGAAGGTAATAGGATAATGGGAGCTTATGACAAGGCCGAACTGCAATGGCGCATGGATAATGATATAACGCCAGCGTTATGGGATTATATGCAGGAGCGCAAGAACATGTGGTTAAACGAAATGAGTGCGGCAGGACTACAGCCTATAGCAGACCTTATGTACGCCAAAGAAGCACTAAAACCATACTGGGATATTCACGATACTATATGGGAACCCGGTTCTGAAATGAACGCAGAAGCCGAATACTATTACTCGTTTAATGAAGATAGGCGAGAAGACTTAAAAGCCTCAAATAAGCGTTATAGGTATATAGAAAAGAAAGTTGCGAGGGCGAGAAAAAGGATGCGACTGAACAATATTAATATGGATAGACTACTGACACAATGGTATGGACATACACCGCTACACAAAATAAACCAAGAGTTTGAGCGTAGCTTCCGACTAACCCAAGATAGCAATTCAATAAACGGCATCCCCGGTGGAGTACCAAGGGCTGAGGATTGGGTAGTACGACCAAGTGGTCGGGTAGGTTTATCTAGTTAACTTGACAGGAGTTTAATAAATGTGGTATAATGTAATAGGAGTACCAGCGTGGGACATCCAAGGAGGCACTAACCGTGGCTGAGTATGATGAGCAACAGAACGACGGTAGAACTAACGCAGAAGCGGACATCTACGATGGCGTATCTGATGAGCAAAAAGGCTGGCAACGACAACTGAACCGGGCCAGAGACCAAAACAAGGAACTCTTAAAAGGGTATCTGGAGTTAGGCGAAACTAAGGCGGCCTTATCACGTGTGGAGGGCGCAGTTGAATCTCTTATTGACCACTTTGCGCAAAGCGGTTACGAGGATTCTCCACTGACAGGAGTCAAGGATAGCTTATCTCAGCGAAGGCAAGCGGACACTTCGATGCTGATGCACAGAACTAANATTGCNGATGTATTACACGACAATGATAGTACTTGGGATTCTGAACAAATGAACGAAGCACGGTCTAAGTGGGAGCAGGGTGACTACGCTGGTGCGTTATCATCCGTGCAGACTGCGTTCGACAATCCAATAGAAGACATTGATGCGGAAGTCGAGAAGCGTGTGCAAGAACGACTGCGAGAAGGTGGGAGGTCAGTTGATTCTGGCTCTTCTGTCGCCGCAGGCAACAAGCGCATGACGGTTGGCGATGCAGGTATGTCTTCAGGTATGAGCGATTCTGAAATGAAATCCCATGCCGATAACATATTAGACCAATTTTTTAGGAGAAAATAAATGGCTACAGGCGCAACGGAGTTTATTGACAATACTACTGCTGACGTCTTTATACCAGAAATTTGGTCTACCTTGGCAATCGTCGCACGAGAAGCACAATTAGTCTTTGCTAAGTTAGTTGACCGAAAATTTGAAGATGGGCTAGTGAAAGGCGATAAGATACATGTGCCTAACATTAGTGATTTAGCGGCACGAGCAAAGTCTGCTAATCAGGCCATCACGTATGAGACCGTTACAGAAACAAACACTACTATCACCGTAGACCAGCATTACTATGCTGCTATTGCGGTTGAGAGTATAACCAAAGTCCAGTCCGATAGAGACCAGCTTTCAGCTTACGCAGGTAAGCTAGGATATGCGTTAGGTTTAAACGTAGATGATGCGTTAGCCTCACGAGTCGAAGCTGACTGGTCTGGACAGACAGTTGGCACGCTTGCCGCAGAGAATACATACCACGACTATCTAAGGGCCATACAGTATCTTGACGATGCTAATGCCTCGCCAGACAGTCGCTACTTTGTAATCTCCCCAGCGGCAGAAGTCGGACTGTTAAAGATGGATACATATATAAACAATGACTACACGAACATCCACGGTACAGGCCGTGATACTTCGTTAGAAAAGGCTTATATATCTTCCTTCCTCGGAGTACCAGTCTA